GGATTCTCAGGACCGTAAGCGGCAGTGGTGATCGCCTTCGCCCGATTCTTCAGATTCAGCACCACGTCTTGGGTGGGCATAGGACACTTCGCAACCTCTTTGGCCGGCGTCATCATCTGGTTCATAGCCGCCTGGTACTTGCCAGGCACATCGCGCGTCTGTGTTGCCATTACATCTTTCCCTTCGGCATAGGTTTGGACTTGCCAGCCTCGGACAGCGCAATGGCAATCGCCTGCTTGGGATTTTTCACCACGCGCTTGGTCATGCCCGAGTGCAGCTTGCCAGACTTGTACTCGCCCATTACTTTCGCAATCTTCTTCGCGGCTTTGTCAATCTTCATGGATTCTCTCCTTCAGTTGGATAGCGTAATTATGCTACGCGAGGCAGGTTTCGGCGCAATGGCTTGTTCCATGATACTTTAGCACCGCCGAATGCGCCGACTATGGCATCTGAGGCAAACGTCAGGCAAAAGGCATCGGCTCGGTCAGGACTGGGAAAACCACGCTTGCGAATCTCGTCCTTTCCCTCGATCTGAATCTTTCCGGAACTGGTAAACGAATACCGCACGATTGCCAACTCTGCCACCAGCGCCTCGTCCTTGGGCATCTTGCAGTCGCGCCCTTCCAGCCAGGCTTTGGCCTTGTGCCACAACTCAGCTTTCAGATTCCGGTACGTCGCTCCCATCGCGGGTGACTCTGACACATTGATGCCGCGACAAGGCAACCCCAACTCACGCAGGCGGTCAACCACTCCAGCGCCCAGACCGATACTGTCCACCAGAATCTCCATAGGCCGTTCTGATGGTGGCAGTGCCTCGTACTCGGAAACCACCGCACCTGTCAATTGCATCAGGTCCAAGTTCTTCCAGGTCTTGATTGGCTCGGTAACGGCGTTACCCTTGCGCTTGCAGAGTGCCGACCTGTCCGAACCGAACCGCGCAACGTCCAGACCCCAGACCATTGGTGCGCTCTGGCTAGGCTCAACATCTCGTTGCTGCGCCATCTCCAATAACTCCATCGGGATGACTGTATCGTCATCTGAACGCGGGAACTCCCCTAATACGCGAATCCGATAGGCGTTGGACTCCTCCCCGTACCGTGCCTTCATCTCGTTCAGATACGCCTCACTTACCCTGGGGGAGTCGGAACAGGACACCTTCATGGTGATCCAATCATCCTTTAGCCGGTTGTGGGTGTCGTAGAAGAATCCAGTGGAGCGCACCGGATTACCTAGCAGCAGGGTGACCGCCTTGTGCCCCGACATAGAACCGGCAGCGGCCTCGAACACAGCTTCGGGGATACCTGATGCCTCGTCGGCCACCAGCATGACGTTGTCTGAGTGAACCCCTTGGAGCGCTTCGGGCTGTTCTGCCCGGCTTGTCCTGGCCGAAATAAACGCCTCGTTAGGCGCCTCCTTGACCTCAACCCTGTCCTGCTTCACGTCCAGTTGGTCGGCAAGCATCGGCGGCAACTGCTTAACCCAGCGCTTCAGTTCCGCGAACAAGGCATCGTAAAGCTGGCTTGACGTTGGCGCTGTAACAACAATCTTTACAGGGAACCGCAGGAACAGATACCACAGCATCGCCCAGGCGCTGGCAGTTGACTTGCCCACGCCGTGACCCGACCTGACGCTGATGCGTCGGTTGCCAGCCGCGATGTAATTCAGAAACTCCACTTGCCAAGTATCAGGCTCGGTATTCAGCACCTCCCTCACGAACAGCACTGGGTCGTTGCGATACCGCAATGCGAACTCAATAAACGGGTTCTCGGAATTCTCAGAATTTTTTTTGGAAGACATAGGGCGTTACCAGGTGGGTGGGTAGGGGGTCAGTGGATTCGTGGGTTCGGTAGGTGTTTGGGTGCTGCCACTACCGCCCCGCCGCCACGCGCCCCACGGGGGGGTCGGCGCGGTCAGCCTGTGGACAACTCGGCCATCCGAATTCTCCCAATGAGGATCGCTGGCTGTGCGCGTAACCCGTTGATTCCATTGAGCATTTCGCTGTGCGTCTGCACTTAATTCGTGCAAACTACTTAATACAGTGTCCATTATGTTAAGCAAAACACCGCATTTATGCGTGTTTCTGCTTAATCCTTGAGCAAATACGCTCATTCTGTGGATAAGTTCGGTGTTGCGTCTGTGGATAACTGCTCGACCACCTCGACGTGGCGCAATGCTTCCATCCGCAAGCCCTGGATGCTGATGTTCACGGCCTGCGCCTTGTCAGTGCCGTACGTCTTGCGGTCCCAGCGTTCAGCCAGCCACTGGCGCGTCCGGATGCGCTGCACGTCGCGCTGCGCGTTGTCCACGTCCATGCCGTCTGCTATCTCGAGTGTCTCGCAAGCGAGATGCGAAGCAGCTTCCACCCGCGCGCGCGTAATTATAGAATGATAATCATTCTCATCTATCCACTTATCGAGCGCACGCCGTCCGATACCAAGACCACGGCAGATGTCTGCCTTGCTGCGTCCTTCTTCAAACATCGACAGCACCAGTTCAGCGTCCAAATCTTCCAGCAGCGCCATGTCTGCCCTCACCTTCGGATTACCAGGCATTACAAAGCCCTCCAAGCGTTTTTCGTAGTCTCAAGCACCCTACGCACCACCTCATCCCACAAATCACTTCCTGCGCTCATTCTTGTCCCTTTCCGCTGCCTTCGTATCAAACATCTTCCCGCCCTTGAACGGCTTGCTGATGTCGATGTCGTTCTCCATGTCCTCGAAACCGCTGGATCCTTGAGGCTGAATAGGAATCATTCTCGTTCCAGGTATCGCCGCCTTGATCTCCCTTACCTGAGTAAGAGTCTTACTGTTCATTACCACTTCCAGTTCTTCGAGTGTCCAGACCGAGCGATTAACTGGCAGCTTGTGGAACTGGTCGTACCAGGTAGCCATCTGTTTGTCCCTGACAATGACCATCAAGCTCCCGTCGCCCATCTTGTATTCCATGCAATCGATTTTAGGCATCTGATCTATGCCTGCCTCAGTCGCCCACCTGGTCAACGCCTTGTAGGCCGCGATCATTCCCTTGATGGCCTTCTCTAGCCGTTCCTCGTCCCTCGCCTGGCTGGCCTCCCAGATGCGTTCACGCTGTGCGCTGACCTTTCTTCGGAACTCAGCATCCACCAGGTCAATCACTCGGTCTATGCCCCAGACCTTCTCATGCTCCATCTTCGCGGTCTCCATCTCAACCATGAGCGAATACTCAAAGACTTTAAAGCGGTCGCTCGGATAAACGTCAGTCTCCAACAATTTCTTCGATGCCATCCTCAACTCCTCATATACCCAACTTCAACCCAAAACGATTTCCCGAGATGGCATATACCCAACTTACTTCTTGCATTAAGCAAGAAGTTGGAAGTTGGGTATATTTCCACCCTTTTCTGTACAACTTGCCATATACCCAACTGACCATATTTCACTAAGTTGGGTAGATTTCTCAAACATAAGTTCATACCCAACTGCCAGCTTTTTATATACCCAACTTGCAAGTTGCCCACTAAAACGGACTCACAAACGGCTCATCTTTAGCGTCTTCGGGGTAAATCACCCAGCAGTAATCCGCTAAATCCGTCTTGTGATAGCCCACCAATTCCTTAGCAAACATGGCTTTCTTGCCGCGATCCCAGTCCTTATAGATGCTGGTGCTGTCCCCTTTTAGCAGGACAAACTCGTCCCGCCACTCGCTAATGCTGACCGTCTTATGGCGCTCATCCCTAACATTCGTCATGCGTCCATGCTTTTCTAGAGCCTTATGGATGGCGTTCAATGCTGTCTGCTGGTTCTCCTGCAACTTGCGTGGCTTGCCTTCACGGCTAACTGCTTGGGATTGAGATTGCTGCTGGATAGCCTCGTCTGATGCTCTAACCGCCAGGCTAATCTGTGCGTCGCCTATGCCTAATGCGCTCTGCTTGATTTCCACCTTGACCATCTCAAAGCCAATACGCATCCCGTCTTGGCCGTCCTTCTGCTTACTAATAGTAAGTATTCCTGATCCCGCTATCGGGCTGGACGGATTAGGCGTAGCGTCAACCTTGAGAAGTTCTAGCTGCGTGTCCACGGCTCCGAGCAGGCTGGAATGTCCCCGCAATCCCTTAGTGGCATCCTTTCCACTATGGTGCAGCACCATCATGGCGCAGTTAAGCATCCGCTGAATCCGTCCTGCGTTGTGGATAAACGCTCCCATGTCTTCTGAGTTGTTCTCGTTTCCACCGCCAAACGCCCTGGCTAACGTGTCAATCTGTACCAACTCAAACTGAATTCCTGTTCTGTCCATCAGGTCCTTTATCGAGGCCACTAGCAGGTCGAAGTCTTCGGCGCTTGATCTCATGTTAATAGCCGCCCTGATGACATAGATTTCGGCTCCTGCTTGCGTGGCGTGGTGCATCTTGCAGGCTTTGATCCTGGCTCCGATGCCACCGAACCCTTCCCCGCAGATGTACAAGACAGCACCCACCGCCTGCACCTCCCGCCCCATCCACGTCCTGCCCGTTGCCACCGCCTCCGCAATGTCCAAGGCAACAAATGACTTGTAGCTGCCTGGCGGCCCATATAAAGCGGCAAATGCCTTTTTGGGCAGCACATCCTGTATCAGCCACTCAACCGGCTCATCCTCAATGGAATCCCACGGTTCAATCTGGAGCAACTGGCGCGGAATTAGGATGGGTTGATTTTCCTCGGGTAGCGCCTGCACTTCCTCAATCTCTTGCACCGGCTCAATCCAAGCCGGTGTCTGCACCTGGTCTATGCTGGTGATGACTGGCAACGCTTTAGCAAGTTCTGCCAGCTTTGACCTGTCACCGCCATCGGCTACCCACTCATAGGCATCATCACCAAGTTCCGGCAGGTTGAAGTCTAGGACGCGGATAGCTTTGGCGACCGGCAGCAGTGCCTCCACCACCCGCTTGGCGTACTTCCAGCCAGGCGCATCGCAGTCGGGAACCACTATCACTACCGCGCCAGTGAAGTATTGGGTAATGTCAGCAGGCCAATGCCCTGCGCCTGCGTGACTAGTTGTGGCAATAGCGCCTATGCTGATTAGGGCATCCGCTGCCTTTTCGCCCTCCACTAAGTAGATGGCACGCCCAGCTTCCCGAGCGTTAATGAGTTCGGGTAACTTATAAGGTACTATCCGCGCCCCTGTCATGCTGCCCTTGCGATTTCCAGCCGCATCCACCTTGTGCAGGCTGTACGTCTTACCTTTGTCCGAGTTCACTTTGAACCGGCGCTTTACAAATAGGGTATTTCCTACCTCGTCCTTGTACTCCCACTCCTGCTCCAGCGTTGGCATCGTCATCAGTTCACCTTTGATAAACGCGAGAAAATTCTCCTGCCGCTGGATGGCTGGCAGCAGGTTGCGCTCCCGTACTGCGTCAAAGACACTGTGCTGGTCGCACCCACCGTGGCAGTGGAACAGGTATTTCCCATTGTTCTCCGTAATGGATAGGGATGGATTCTTGTCCCCGTTGCCTCTGCCATGCCCAGGCACAGGGCAACTCGCCAACCAATTACCGTTGACCTTCTTCGCGTTTCCCAGGGCTTTGGCTATTGTTTCTGTGTCCATTATCTAATTCTCAGTTTTTAGAGGAAAAAAAGCCGGTGGAGATCAACCCACCGGCGAACCAGACTACTGGTTAAAAGAACTCTTCATCATCCATCACGGGTGCAGGCGCTGGCTTGGCCGCCTTGCGTACTGGCGCTGGCTCCGGCTCAACAAAGTCCTCGCCATCTGCACTCATACCTGCGGGACGCGCAACCCAACCCGCCAGCTTGAAGTTCGGCACTCGGGTGTTGCCCTTGCCAACCTTTTCGGCGGTGCTGTTGACGTACTCGATGACCGGCAGCTTGCCGCCGTTATTACCGGCAGCTTTGTCGCACTCGTTGTAGATTTTCTCAAATCCTTTACAAGGACCATACGCATTCGCCGACCAATCCACCAGCCCAAGTTCCTTGCTGTACAGCGTCACGACAAAGCCGCGCTTATAGCCCTCGCCAGGCGACTGGCTCTTAGCGCCCAGCACCTCGTCTGGCTGCCAATCGCGTACACCAGCACCAATCATCAGCCAGCCGGTTTGCACAGACTCCAAGTCCATCACCACCTTCTTGAGTTGGATTTCCTCGCCATCGCGGTTCGTCCAAGCGTTAGCCTGTGGTGCAAAGCGGATGTAAGAGTTACCCGATCCGTTGTTGTTTGAAAGATTTAGCATTTCAGTTTCCTAAAGTTGCGTGCGTTAGCACAGTGTTAAATGGCAGAGGATTCCACCATCTTTGCCAGAGTCATCCCACTTGAGACCTTCTCTGTCAAATCGTCGAGCAGATGCCGGTCATCTTTGCTCAGTAATTTCTCAGCTTGCGCTGGTGTGATTGGTTCGCGCTTATATATCAAATCGTAATCAATTGGCAATGTCTCCACGTCGATGCCATCTTTCCACTTGCGAATAGCGCGTTTCGGTATCAGATTCCAACCTGGCACTGTCGTCCCCATAACCAACTTAATAGTGGCGTACTTACGCAACTCCTCGTAGAAGCCTTCCACCAAATCAGCCTGGTCAAGCCAATATGCAATCTCATCCTCAGTCAATTCCTTTGTCACCTTGATGGGCACGGCTGCCGCCTTCTCTTTGAGTGCAGGGCAATGCAACTTGGCAGGGCAATACTTGCACGCATCCCGAGATGGTGTAGGATAAGTATCATGGTTAAACGCCTTCTCAATAGCAGGCATAACCACGTCTTTTTCCCAAGCCAACAAGTCTGACAATGACATCTCATGCGTGCGGTTCGTGCCTATCTGCGGCTGCACAATAGTCAGCTTGATGTGCTGAAAGTCACCCATCAGCTTAATAGCACCCAAAGCATACAGCTTCATCTGGCTGCTGTTAGCGTCAACATAGTTGCGCCCCGTCTTTAGGTCAACAATCTCCAATCGTTCGCCATCATTGTCCCAAGCCATCACGTCAGCAGTGCCCTGGCAATTAGCTTTCATCGTGTCAAGTATAGACAGTAGTTCCTCAACGCTCACGTTGTCGTAGTCCGCTTCTAGTTCCTTGATGGTGTTAAGGTGCAGCTGCGCGAACTCAGCGTTCTCCCGCGTGATGGTGATGCCCTCAACGATTGAACCAACATGGTTCACCGGCACATCACCTGATAGCCAGCAAATCTCGGCCAGCGCATGAATGGCCGTGCCAATCTGCGCGGCCTCACCGCTAGGCGAGTCAGGAATTCCCTCGCACAGCCTAACACTGGCAGGGCAAGCCAACCAGCGGGAAGATGCTGACGGCCTCAGTTTGATACGTTCCATTTTTCTCTCTCTCTTTCGTGGTCGTTTGAAATGATTGCGTAGGCTTGCTTGCGTACTTCGTTAGTGACTGCGTGCCCCAAGTCCTCGGGGTCTAGCAAACGCTTGAGCAACACAGTCTTTTCTCTGGATGATTCGCGCTCCATCTCTAACTGAGTGCCTAGCCAAATGATGTGTTCGCGCATGGTGCGCAGTTGGTCAAGCATTGCGTGTTATGTACCAGTAAGCGATAAGGGCAGCGTCTGCGCGGCCATCGTCCTTGGCACGCTTGAACAGGTCGGCTTTGGCAGGGAACAGTTCCATCGCACGCATACGGCTGGCATCCTTACCCGCTGCGCGGCCTACAGCCTTCGTCCAGGTAGCAGGGGTGACATAGGTATGTGGCATCCGCAAGGCGGCCACAACGCCCTCTATGATGCCTGCGCTGCGCCCAAAGTTAAACATACTGGTGACGCCCTGACCAGGCATAGCACCCACTCGTTCAATCACGACGTGCGCGGTTGGATAGCAAACCAGAATAT